TCTATATACATATTCTTTTTTGTAATTTTAGAAGCAGGAACTCTAAATGCTAATTCTGTTTTAGGCTTATCCATACCATCTTGAACAGGTTTAAAAAAGAAAGGATAATTATTTACAATTGGAACAACTTTATCTGTAAACATTTTTTTAGCATCAGCACCTGTTTTTGAAAGTATACCTAATCTAGCATCTTTACTTATGGTACCAATATTTGCGGATTCTTCACTTGCCATATAAGAAAATCCTGAACGTCTTATTTTCAAATAATCTTGACCAAAACTTCTTTTGTCAGCTTTGCACGCTTCCCAATGAAGATAAAAAATTCTATTAGCATCTCTATAATCGGGAAGACCTACATCTATTTTAGTCCATTGAATATACATATAATGAGAACCTGTTATATAAGTTTCTACCCCATTATTCATAAACCAAAAACCTTCATCTCTTCTATCAAACTCTTGTTCAATATAATCAACCCATTCATCTTTAAATGATGATGGAGCTGAATGCCATTGAAATATAGATTTAATTTTTTGTAGTTGTTTTGGATATTCAAAAGGAACCCAATACTGTTCGGATTTTTTTTTACTATTTGAATGTATTTTTTTAGGAGGTTTAGGCAATGCTATTTTTATTCCTTCTATTTCAACAACATCTTGAATTTCACCAGATTTTGATATAACTATAAAGTCATATTTTTCGTTATAACCATAAGCCCAAGATTTAGATTTATTTTTATTAGTTATAACTGTTTTTGGTAAAAAATCTTTTAAATTTTTTATTAAGCTATGTTGATCTTCGTTCTGCAAATCCTGATACCGGTTGTTTTTTATTTTTTGATTCCTTTCCTTCTATTAAATTTTTTTCTGCTTCTATTCTAGTTAATATTTCAAAAGCATCAAATATGGCTAATTTTTTTGTAGCAGCAGCATTTTTTAATTTATCTGCAGCAAGTTCATCATCTTCACCATATTTTATAATTTGTTCTTCAGCAACTTTTATTAATTGCTTAACTGCTTTTTCACCAGCTTTTATAATGTCTAACTTTATTTTATCTACATTCATAGTGATAAAGTTATTTGGTGATCAAACATTCTATATAGTTTTTCTCCGTCAACATTAAACTCATATTCACTATCTGGTTTAAAAGAAACTTTGTCACCTTTTTTTACTCCTTTGCTAAGTAAATATTTATTTGGATATTTAACCAACCCTATTAAAGGCTCTTCGTTTTCATGACTTTTTAAATAGCTTTCTTTTTTTTTAATTGGTTTTATCATGCAGTATTTAGAATGAGCGTTCCATACGCCATTATGATTATATAAGAAAAATTGAATAAAAAACAAATTATCTTTAAAAAAACTTTTTCCACTTCTTTCAACTCCTTTCATGTCATTATAATATTTAAAAACATTATGATGAACTAACAAAGTATCTCCTATTTTTATAGGTCCAGTGTAATTTATTGGAGTTTCCACAACTATTCCATATCGATTTGAGGCCACATGGTCCTCTTTAGATGTGCTAGTAATAAAATCTATATTACCTATTTTTTTAGTGCTATTGTATCTTTTATTATTCTTCGGTTTTACAATAAAATAAAAAGGTGATTTCATTGAAAATATATATTATACTCAATAGAAATAGGCATATTAGGATTAAATTCTTTCCACAAAAAAATCTCTCCTTTTTTATTTTCTATAAAAATACCTATCGATTGATGGTTTTTATTCATTTTTATTAAATGAATTAAATGACTACCTCCAAGTATTTCTTGACCTACAACATAATGCATAGCTCCACCTTTGTAATCAGGACCTACTGCTATCTTACGAATATCATTCATTTAATTTAATTTGATTTATAACAAATATAAGTAAAAAAAAATACCCCTGAATTAACAGAGGTATTCTAAGCGAAGAGGACTCCCTAACTGGTGCATCCACGAAGGATACTCCCTAACTGGTGCATCCACGAAGGATGCTCACTAACTGGTGTCCTCGCATTTTTTAATTCCTTGCAACAGTAGCATTACTTCCATGTGTAATTACCACCCTAGTAACATCAGATGTATTTGGATCTCGTTGATATACAATATTTATAGCATTTGATAAGTTACCCATAATATAAGGCAGCTCATGATTTGAATTTGTCCACGCAGGGTTTGGTATACCTATTGCAAATTTTAATATTAATTTATTATAAAGATTACTATCCCAAGGAGTTCTAGTATCATACCTTCTGTCACCTCTTATTGCACAAAAAGTTCCTGCTCCCGTAGCAGGCAAAGAGGTGTATGGTAAATCAGTGTCGGCTTCATTATAAAGAAATTGTAATTTACTAAAAGGAATTTCAATATAAGTAGCAGGTCTTAGTGAAGCAAAATCCGTTATAATAGTACCTGTTTTTGCAATTTGTAATTCTGTATTAATATCCCATTCTGTATCGATTGGAGGTAATAAGTCAGAATTTAAAGTATAAAGAGTTGAAGTTCCCCAATTACTTCCAGGGAAGTTTTGTCTTGTAAATAGACCGTTTTGATGAGATGGATGAATAAATCCTTTCTTTTTTAAGCCAGTTTTTGCTTTCTTGTATCTAAACATAAAAAGCCTAGGATTTTTATTTAACCAATCTGTTTCAATAGGTTTTTGAATACAAACCTTATATCTACTTATTAATGGTTCTGTAAGAAGTTTAAGAACATAAATATTTGGTGTTGGTGTAGGTTCAGTATTAATATATTCCTTTAATCCATCTACGGTAATATTTTTAGTTACGTCTGTAGGCGTTCCATTTTCTTGACTAATAATAATCTTATCAGTTCCTTGTGGAGTTACGGTATTGTATGTGCTAATCTTTGGCATAACTAATATTTTACTTTAACAAATATACTATTTTTTATTTTTAAATATTGGACCTGCTTTGTCTACAATTTTTTCAGCACTTCTTCCTATTACATATCCCCCAATACCAATCTCTAGTAGATTCCAAAACTCTGGCTCTAATTCAGGAGTTATTAAATGAGATGATAACTGAGATATAAACTTGGTATAAATAATTATAAATCCAAATGACAACATAAGTATTGGTCTCCAACTTCTTTGTAGCCAATTTCCTTTGGCTTCTGCGACTATTATTTCAGTCTGCATTTTTTGAAGCTCAAGCTCTTTCTCTTGAAGAACTTTAAATATTTCATTTTTGGCTCTTATTCTTTCCTCATCGCTAGTAAACAACTCATCAACAACGTCACCAATTTGCTTAAATACTTTTGTCCCAAAAAATTCTAATATCTTTTTCATACTAATAAGTCCACATTACTTGTTGAGACTTGTCAAAATCTAAATCTACATGAATAAAAGTGTCAGCAACTCCTATTCTTTGAAAACCTGTTTCTTGCAATAGAAATATTAAATGAAATCTATCTGTAGAATTGGTGCATTTTATATCTGCAGCCAATCCATACATGTGGCTTGATCCCTTTGATGTTTCTGTTTTAGGCTTCCCTCCGACTGCAGCATTATGCTCTTCTGTCCTGTAGCCACTATTTATAATGATGGGTTTACCAAACTTATCTCTTACCTCGTCAAGCATATCAAGAAAATCTTCGTGCATTAACGAACCACTTCCAGGCATGTCAGGAGAATCAAATTCATTATAAGTAAAGTAATTCATTTGTTTTCTTTGTAGTTAGCGTATATTCTTTGTGCAGTATAAACTATTGATCCGAGCAATAGTATTATTTTAAGTACTGCTTCTATTTCACTAAATGAAACGACTAATGCAATACTATTTAGTAGGTATATTTTCAAATCCGATAAGGTCATTTTATTAAACATTGTTATATTCATAATTAATTAAAACTGCTGAAAAACAAGAATTATCTTGAATATAATGATATGTAATGCTTGAGGGACTGCAGTATTCCATATAAACAAAGTTAACAAAATTTATTTAGATGTTTTAAACTAAGAACCAGGTGGAGTCGGAGGTGGAAATATCATAATTAAGGCATTTTATTTTCTTGGTAAGGTACACCGAAAAATGAATGCGCACCCTCACCAGTAACATTTATTTGATAAGTTGCCCAACCGTAAGGATTTTTTATTTTATCGTACCAAAGTACATCAACCGAATATTTATCAGAATAAACTGGTGGTGTTATTTCTTTTCCAGTAACTGGATCGTATGTTCCAGGTGTAATAACTAAAAAACCAAGTTCAACAATACTATCAATATTATCTGG